AAAGAGCAGGATTCTGATGCACGTACTTCAGAATCAATTCGCAAGAATCCACATGCACGTACCAATGTAAATGTACCACAAGGTCCACGAACGGGTAATGCTGGCGCACATGCGGCCAAGCGTGGTAACTTTAAAGACGCTAAAGAAGAACGTGCTCCCTTAGCAGATATGATTGAACGTGCATTTGGTGCTCGTGGTCTACGTGACAAGGAAGAAGTCAATCCTGGTCTAGAAGGCGTACACTCAGACACCAAGGTCAAGTACAAAAAGAAATAACACAAGTAAATATTATTGTATAACAACAATAACATTCTAAAAAGGTTTAGCTGTGTGTCCTTTAACACACGGCACATTTAATTTTAAGGAACTGAAATGAAAAAAGAAACTGCAATCCTGGCCGCTGCGGCCACAACCCCTGATACAGAAACTATAGACCTAGGATTTGACTTAGACGGCTTAATGAGTGATTTCCCCACAGCTGGTGAATTACAAAAGTTTGTATTTGATCAAACTGGCATTACACTAAATCTAAAAGGTCGTGCCAACAAGGTCAAATATCAAATAGCCCTAGACTGCTTGAATGGTCGTGTACCACCACAAGAGTTATTGGGATCAGAAAATCCATACCTGGACAAAAATGAAATTGTTCCTACGGATCCCCTAAAGACATTACCACCACAGCCCGCTGAAGTATTTGGGCACGTTCCAGTTACACAATTTCAATGCGATACATTCCCACACCCAGATCCAGAATGGGCCGCTATGGGACAAAAGTGCTCAGTAGTATTCCGTTTGTATATCAACAACGTTATTACCTATGAAATCCTGGGTCCTATTGCTCAACGTGCCATTGGCAATCGTGTCAACAAGTTTGGTCAGACAGTACCTGAACGTTATATTTGGATTGATCCAAGAGAAGGCGAACAGGTTATTCGCGGTGAAGATGGTCGCATTACCGCAACAGGCACACGCTTGAAGAACTTTATGAGTCGCTTGAAAGTTGGTAACAAGACACAATGGGATACCTGGATTGATCGTGAGTTTGTGATTGGTGGCAATCCAACACAAGCACTGGACAATCCGTGGGGATAATTACAGTTGGATAAGCAGACCATAACACGTCAGGATCTGGCCCACCGCGAGGAGGCTGACACTAAAATCTTGCAAAAGGTCAATGCTATTCACCGTGATGCTTTTCCAGACAAGTATCCTCGCCAGGTGGAGCATTGTCTGCGCCTGGTTATGGAACGCTTACAAAAGTCATTGGAAAAACGTGTAGGTGAAGATCCAGCAGATCCTGCAACATGGCGTATTACCGCTCAGGAATTGTCTGAACTTGTGACCAGTGCTTATCAGCTTGATCAAATCCGCAGAGGATTTTAAATGTTAGACCCTGCGGTTCTCATGCGTCGTGCCATACGCCACGTATGTGAACAACATCATGTGCCACCAGAAGATATCATTAAGTTGCCCATATCAGTACAGCACAAGTTTCAAGAACTTGCTATTGCTGTACGTGATGATATGGAAACAAATCAATTACGGTATTTTCGTCCTTTCCAACATCAGATAAAATTCTTTAGCACTGGCACTAGTGATCGTCGTGGCATACTTGCGGCAAATCGTATTGGTAAAACAGTATCAACCTGTTACGAAACTGCCATGCACTTAACTGGTCAGTATCCTGACTGGTGGCCTGGCAAACGCTATGATAGACCTGTTACTGCAATGGTAGCTGGTGAGGGATGGAGCCAGGTAGCATTAGTATTACAAAATGAATTGTTAGGAACTAACGATGTTAAAATTAGAGACGCCATTGGAACTGGTGCTATACCCCGTACATGTATCGTTATGGATACTATGCGTAGTGATGGCGCTAACTGTATTGGTGTTGAGATTCGCCATACCAGCGGTGCAAAAAGTTATTTGCTATTTGCTAACTATACTCAGGAAGTTCGTCAGATGCAGGGATTCAAGCTCAACCTTGCTGTATTTGATGAACAACCACCAGATGATTTCTTTAGTGAAATCGTTACTCGTACTGCTACTACACAAGGTCAGGTCTTGTGTTCGTTTACTCCGCTCAAAGGTCTAAATGGATTAGTAAGCAAATTTTGGAATCATGAAGAGGGCTATGATCATATTCGTGTGAGTTGGGATGATGTTCCTGAATATGATCCCTGGGGCGAACCATTCCTACTAAATGAAACAAGGCTACAGCTTGAACGTGATTATCTTCCACATGAGCGTGATGCTCGTCGTAACGGTGTTCCTGTTATGGGTAAAGGTGCAGTATTCCAAATACGTAATTGGCCCACCTATAAAACTGGTCAACATGATTTCCGTAATACTCATGGTCTACATCGTATTATTGCTCTTGACTTGGGCTTGGTCAATGATAAAACAGTATTAAGCCTAATGTATTGGGATCCAAATGAACGTTGTGCTTGGCTAGATAAACAGATTGTAGTTAAAGGCACAGAAGAAGCCAATCCTATGAACTATATACAACACCTAATGCGTCCAGAAGTGTTTGGTACTCCTATTGTGTTGCCTCCAGATGGTGGAACAGCGGGTCGTTATACCATGAGTGCCCTGAGCATACGTCAACTGTTTGAAAGTTATGAACTTAATGTATATCCAGAACCTGTGCGTAATCCCGCAGATGATCAAGGACGTATTACCAACCACAAAGCATTTGGTATTAACAATATGCGCCAGATGATGGAAATAGGCACATTTCAGATTAATGAAAACTGTGTTGAATTTCTACGTGAATGTCAAAACTACTATGTAGATGAACGAGGTCGCTTTAGTGATCCTGATGATTGTATTGATAGTGCTCGCTATGCATTACTAGGTTGTTTTAATGGTTGGGCAGAAGAATATGATGGTCGTAGTCCTAGTCAACGTTTTCGTGACAATGCCCACAATATCAAGGCACGCAAACTACAGCAATCCATAACAGACGTACCAAGTTGGAAACGACCCATCAGCCTAGATAAGTAGGCCATAAATAATAGAATAAACAAAGGTACTTGATAATGTTGGATTTAAAAAATGTAGTCGTAAGCAACCTTAATACAAATTCAGGACCTATGGCCCGTTTTGTAAAAATGAAATCCTTATTGGATCAGAAGTGTGCGGCAAACCTACGTTTGTTGGCTACTAAAAACAATATTAATCGTAACAGCGATTATCAATACTTAACCATTCCAGTAACACAAAGTACTGACCCAGTAAATGGATTGGATTACATACATCCTGTGGTTAAACCTATGGTTGACTATGTAAGTGCAGTTATCAACAAAGGCCTCGCACAAAATGGCGAAGTTAACTTTGAATTTGTAGCTGACAATGAATCAGATGATGCAGCAGCACGTCAAGCTACCAACATGGTTCACAAACTAATTAATCAAAACAATGATCCACACTTTATTCTACAGCATTGGATTATGGATGCTTGTTTACACAAGAATGGCGAAATGCTTATTAGTCCAATGCGTGAACAAGTGGTACGTTATGTAACCACATCAGGAACAGCAGATCAACTTAAGGCCTTTGAACAGCAGGCCGCTGATGCTGGACTTACCGCACGTCGTAATAGCCGTCGTAAGAAATCAGTAAATATGGAACAAGTGGTTGCTGAAACACAACAATTCCTGCAATCCGCTGATCAAGATCAAGCTGAACAGACGATTCAATCACGTATTGATCGCAGTCGTGCAATTGCCAAAGGCGACGACGCACAAAATCCTGTAGAAGACTTTTCAGAAGAAAACAACATACAACTACAAGACGGTGAAGACGCCCTAGATGAGGCAATAGCCCGCAACACAGTCTATGAAGCAGAGTATAAACTAACTGGTTATACTATTAACGTTAAGTTCCGTCCTATTGCACAACATTATTGGATGTGCGATCCAACCGTTATTGAAATTCAAGAACAACCATTCTGTGGATTTTATAAACCCATGAGTATTCAAGAAGCAACTGAATTGTATCCAGACATTGATCTGGAGGAGTTTAAAATTTATGCTGAATACTCAAACGTGGGCAGTTATCAGGCTGGTAGCCTCCTCAATAATTTGGCCATTCATGCTCGTGATAGTGTGCCTATTAATGGATTGCCAGCACAGGGATATCAGCACAAGAACCAGAAGCACGTCAGGTTACTGTGCTTACTGTATGGAATCGCTATGACATTGACGGTGATGGCGAGTTGGAACTTGTTGAATTGATCTATTCTGGACAATATGTTATCAGTGCCAAGGAAGTAGAATTTATTCCTGTTGCCAATATGTGTCCAAAGCCACTACCACAAAACTTTTATGGTATGAGTATTGCTGAATCAGTTATTCCAATGCAGGAATACATGACTAGTGGTTATCGTGCAGAATTAATGATGGGCTTGCTACAATCAACTCCACGCATTGGCGTTAAGCCAGATCGTGTTGACTTTGAAATGATGCAAGATGGTGAAGCCGCAATCTTTATCCTAGATAGCAAGTTTGATCCTAGTAAAGATATCTATCCAATGCCTACTCCAACAGGCAATCCAACATTTATGGACAATACCATAAATCGTATGCAACAAGACAGTATGGCCATGATTGGAATGACAAGTCCTACAGATATGTTCAATCCAGAAGTTATGGATCCAGGTAACTCAGGAGCAAAATTACAATTAGCCCTAAGTCCAAGTCAAATTATTCAAGACAACACAGTTAAGAATTGTGCTGAAGGTTTAAAAGATGCTATTTGGTTAGTATGGCGTACATTAATAGCACACGCAGATGACTACGGTGTACGTAAACTAGCACAAGAGTTTAATACAGAAGGCAAACCCGTATTTTTAGATGCTGAAAACTTTGACAATATGGAATTTAATGATCGCAAGACAATTCATATTGATCTAGCATTGGGTATGCGTAGTGAAGAAAACTCATTACAACGTTTACAAATTATNAAACAAACACAAACACAGTTAAGTGCTGAAGTAGCACAGGCTATGCAAATGGGTCTAACAGATCCAGACTTGTTTAAGAAAATGCGTAAGCCATATGAAGATACTTTATATGTATTGGGTGTTAAAGATTGTGATGCTTACTTGGTAACCTTAGATGAAGTGACCAAGATGGCACAACAAGCTGGACAAAAAGCACAGCAAGCACAGGAATCCGCTAAAAACAATCCTAATCCTGATGATCAAAAGAAAATTGCCAGTGCTAACTTGGATAAGGTACGTGCTGATGAAATTATGGCAAGTATGCAAGGCAATACAGCTGACAAACAGTTAGAAGGTTATGCGTTAATAAATGAACACAAGGCCAAAGCCTACGGTGCATAAATAGATTTACTGGTAAGGAAATGAAATGATTAACAATGATGCTGTAGAAGCGTTTAACAATCGCTTGACTATTGATCTTAACAATATTAAAACAATGACTCCACAACANTTGGATCGTGTTAAAGATTTAGGTAGTCAAGCAGAGAATTTATTAAAGAACAAAGACTTTGCGTACTTTGTTCATACATTCAAATTTGAATGTGTTGATGTGTTAACAGAAATTAACGCACANAAAGAAGAAGATAATGCTCAGCGAGTTGCAATTAGCAACCAGCTTGCTGGGATTGATGGGTTTATTAAATCGCTTAAAAGAGCAATTTATTTTAAAAACCGCGTGGTAAGTCAACAGGCAGGTCAACAGACCACTGAAGACCCCATAGCGTAACATTAAAAGGAGTATCCAATGGATACAGTTGTTAATGACATACCTAATCTCTCCGTAGAGACGGTCCCTGTCAAAGAAGCCAGCGTTGGACTGGATGCAATAGCTCAGAAAATGGCCGCAATGCGTAACCAAACTCAAGCTACCATACCAGCTGGGACAGGTTCTTCTGATGAGGCAAAAGCAGAAGCCCCTGTGGCCCCAAGAGGCGTTGAGATTCAAGAAGAAATTCTTGATGACGATACCAATATGATTGAGCCAGAAGTTGCAGAACCAGAAACAGAGTATAGTGAAGATGGCATTGATGAAGTAGAAGCCCCTGCAGAGGTAAGCCAAGCAGATTCAACTCAAGCAGATGTTATTGATTTCTTAGAGTTTGCAGAAAACAATCCTAACGCAAAATTTAAATTTATGCGTAATGGTAAAGAAATTGAAATTGATGCAAAGAAAGCCGCCGCAATATTAGGGCAAGGTGCCGCAATTAGCGAAGATGCAAGACAGCTAAAGATTCAGAAAGCAGAGTTTGATGAGTATCTCACAAACAAGAAAGCTGAAACTGATGGACTTATGCTAGCAATGGAATTTACAGTACGTCCTCAATTACAGAAGGCGTATGATGAAGTAATAAAGGTACAACAGTACCAAAATACTTTTAGACAGCAATTAGCACAGACAAATGATCCTGTACAACAGGCTCAGATCCATGCTAATATGCAACAAAATGACCGTTACCTACAACAAATAGGTGGCACCATTAATCGTCTAAAACCAAATTTGGAACAGTTTTACCAAATGCGTAGTAATCAAGTTCGCGAGATTCTTGATAGTAACCGTAAAGGATTCCAAGATAAGGAATTACGTAATGCGGCTATCTATGATGAAGTTCGTGATAAGGTAAGTAAGGGTTGGTCAGCTGCTAATAATCAATTAGTGCCTGGCGTTAATAACTTAGACTTAGTAACAAGTGATGAGCATATCTTATCCTTNATACGAGATGGTCTAAAGTATCGCGACAGACCCAAAGCTAAAAGTGCTGGTAACAGCATTGCCGCATTGACTACTCGTAAAACTTCAGGTACCATTAATGCTGGAAATCAGAAGAATCAAGTTGAAAGCCTTCGTGAACAAGCCAAGAGCGGCAATATGAAAGCCGCAGACAATCTACTGGTAGCTCAATTAGCGGCGCTAAGAGCACAACGTAGATAATATTAAAGCCAAATTAAAGGAGAAATATTATGGCAGGTTTCATC